TGAACTTGTGCGTACATACAGCAAGCAACCACAGGAGGTAAAGCTTGCCAGATTATTTGGTATTCCAAGCAAGAGCTTTGAAGGAAAATTCGCAAAATTTCAGCGTGAGACAAATGTAATAGAACATAGCAAGATTCCTTTCATCCTCGATCCATCTGCAAATGTAACACGTTACTTTATCTGCGATCCGGGTGGTAGTAAACCTTGGGTTGGATTATGGGCAGGTGTAATGAAGGATGGCAGGATATACATCTATCGTGAGTTCCCAGACAGTACGATGGGAGCGTGGGCAATCCCACACATTAATGGTGCTGGCAAAGCAGTGGGTAAACCTGGCCCTGGGCAACGTCCTCTTGGATGGGGATACACAGATTACAAAGATTACTTTGAAGCACAGGAGGATGGTGAGGAGATATTTGAGCGAATAGTTGACCCACGAATGGGTGCAGCCACAGTGCGTACAAAAGAGGGAGAAAGTAATATAATCAACACAATGAGTAACATGGGATTTGTGATGCGTGCTGCACCGGGTGTGTCCATAGACTCTGGTATTGCCAAGATCAATGATGCACTTAGCTGGGATGACACAGAACCCATGACAGACAATAATTGTCCCAAGCTTTACTTCTCTGATCATTGCGAGAATACAATCTCTTCCATGCTTGAATATGCAGGAGAATCCAAGAGTGATTACTTCTCCGACCAAATTGATTGCCTGCGTTACTTATTTGTAAGTGGTGCGGATTACATCACTGACCGGGACATGCAAGTGACAGGTGGTGGAAGTTATTAAGTTGACTACATAAGGTTGCTAATGTAGTTTTATGCTACACAACTATGCTTTCAGCTAGCGACCCAGAACTTTTATACGTCAGCAAAGAGCCTGACATTGCTTACCTTTCCGAAGCGTACAAGCGTACACAGAGTGATTTAGGTGAGTGGTTAGACCGCAGACAACGAGATTACGATACCCGTCATTGCTTATGGGCAGGTAAGAGTGATGACTTTAAGAAGCACTCAAGCCAAAGTTCAACAGGTGAGGTATTTCCGTGGATTGGTGCAAGCGATCAAGAGGTTCGCATGGCAGATGAATTGATTACCTGCCGGGTTGCCATGAGCATGAATGCAATCCGCAGAGGTCACATAATTGCCACTCCTACAGAATCGAATGATGTGGAGCGTGCGAATGTGGTCAGTATGTTTTTACGATGGTTAATTAATTCCAAGATGGAAGAGTTTTATCCAGAAATTGAGCTTGGATTGAATCATTTATTCGAGAAAGGAATGATGGTACATTATGCCTGGTACGAGAACCAGGAACTCAAGCAGCAACAAACCATCAAGCTTGAAGAGATTGCACAAGTCCTTCCACAGATCGCCGGAGCGATCCAAGATGGCAGTATGGATGAGGAGTTAAGTGAAACTCTTAAAACACAGTTTGATATTAGCAAGAGTAAGGCACGGGCAATGTTGAAGGAAATGCGTGCAGATGGAGAAACCACAGTACCTGTCACCCGTCAGGTTGTAAGCAGACCAAAGATCAAAGCACTTGCACCAGATGAGGATGTTTTTTGGCCAAGCTATGCAATCGATCCACAGGAAGCACCTTACATGTTTCATGTGGTGAGTATGACTCCCCAGCAATTAAGGTCTAAAATTAGTACCGAAAATTGGTCAGAAGAATTTGTGGATGCTGCCATTGAACTTGCAGGACAGGGCGAGGATGCAGATGAGAATATCTACCAATTACGGGATGATGATGAATTTACTAGAACAGATGATAATAGCTTGGTTAGAATTGTGTACTGTTATCAAAGACTGTTGGACGAGGATAATGTACCCGGCATTTACTGCACGATCTACCATGCCAATATTTCTGATCTTTATGCCAAGCACCAACTTCTTGATTATCAGCATGGGCAATACCCATTCGTTGTAACCACTCTTGAAAAAACAGACAAAAAACTGTACTCCTCCAGATCGTATCCGCAACTTATCGAAAGCTTGCAGCAGGTACTCAAGGTCGAAACAGATGCTGCGATTGATTCGCAATCATTGACAACCTTGCCACCACTCCTCCATCCGATTGGACGTAGTCCAAGCAAATGGGGGCCAGGTGTGCGCGTCCCATATCGCACGCAAAACGAGGTGCAGTTTGCAGACACTCCCCGTGGATCAGCTGTTAATGTAGAGCTTCGCAGATACATTCAAGAGCAGGCAGACAGATACTTTGGCAGAAACGCACCAGGGGTAAATCCTGTGGAAGCACAGATGAAGCAACAGGAAGTGATTGATAAAGTCTTTCACCACTTGAAACATGTGCTTGATCAAGTGTATTCCCTTTACCAGCAGTATGGCCCAGACGAAGAATACTTTCGTGTTACCGGGATGCAAGACATGCAGAAATATGCCAAGGGTAATGCTGGTGAACGATTTGATTTTTACATGCAGTTTGATGCTGCCACACAAGACCCAGAGCAAATGCTTGAACGTGTAAAAGCAATTGCCCAACTTGGCGCACAACTCGACAAGAATGGCACGCTAGACACTGAGCGATTATTACAGATTGCAGTTGGTCAGATTTTACCAGGGGCTGCGGAAAGCATTATGCTTCCGAAAGAAACCGCATCGCAGAAAGCAATGGATGAAGAAAGGCAAACCATTGCAGAAATCTTTGCAGGTGTACCACCCAATGTTAAACCAAACGATGCGCACGAGATGAAACTGCAAGTGTTCCAACAATGGTTGGCACAACCAGACATTACACAAAAAGTACAGCAAGATCCTGCCTTACAGGAGCGCATAAATGGATACTTGCAACAACGACAATTTGCCATCCAACAAAAACAAAACGCTGAAATTGGCAGGCTGGGAGCAACTCCCACACAATTCGGTTCAACAGGAGCAGCACAAGCAGGAGGATAAGATTATGCCACCGATGGGAAAAGGGACTTATGGGACAAAGGTAGGTAGACCACCTAAGAAGAAAAAGAGAAAGTGTGGCAAGCGGAAGACCAAGTAAAGTAAATAGCCCCAGGCGTATCCGTAAGGGTGAACCGGGTTATGGAAAAAAGAAGTTTGTAGTTTATGCTTCTGAAGGTGGAAAGAAAAAGACCATCCGATTTGGTGACGCAAACTTGAGTATCAAGAAAAACCAACCAGCACGCAAGAAGAGCTACTGTGCAAGGTCAGGTGGAATTAAAGGAAAAAGTACTAAATTAAGTGCCAATTATTGGTCACGCAAAGCATGGAATTGTTAGATGAGTTTATACAAAAATATACACGCAAAAAGAAAACGTATTAAAAAAGGGAGTGGTGAGAAGATGAGAAAGCCTGGAACAAAAGGCGCACCCACTGCCAAGGCATTTAAGAAGGCAGCTAAGACTGCAAAGAAAAGGCGTAAGTGATGTGTCCCATCTGCAACGAGAAGTGTACTGGATCGTATTGCTGGTTATGTTCTTCATCGAACGGGAAGCAATCATAGAGATGTTTTTATTGAGCCTACGATTAATCATACAATTTACACAATGAGTCCACGCAAGAAAAAGACCTACCACGAAATTGACCCGGAAGAAGCAATCCAGGCATTATCTATTTTGAAGAACGACCCTCATTTTAAGCAATACGTAATGATGCGTGAAGCGATGAGAGAAGAAGTAATCCGGCAATTACAAACTCCTGCAATCATCGACAGCACCAACAGGCATTACATGCTGTGTGGCAAGCTCGAAGCAATTGATGAGGAACTAGACACCTTTTATAAACTGTAACTTTTCTTGTAGTATATGGTTCATTGTTATTCCCCTGTGTCCTTTGGGGTGAGGGCGCAGGGGTTTTTTATTGCATTCTGTAGTCGTTTGTAGTACATTTTGCTACACTAGGCAATCTATGCCTTGCTCATATGGAAACATTAACAGAAGAGGTTGTCTCAGAATCCTCCGAAAATTCTGCTGAAAATAGTTTAACGTCTGGTGAAGGTAACCTAACGATGGCAGAACTTGCATCATCTCTGATGCAGAAACGCCAAAGCGAGGATACTGAAACCACAACCGAGGAGGAATCAGAACCCGTTGCAGAAGAATCTACGGAAGAAGAAGAACCTTCGGATCAGTCTGCTGAAGAGCCGGATGAATCAGAGGAATCTGAGCCGCCCGTACAACCTTCAGATGTTCTTTCAAAGTTTAAAGACCTGGATTTGGATTCATTATCCGAGGAGGAGTCAAAGGAATTAGCCAAGCATCTCAATGCTTCTGCAATCAAAAGGTTTGGTAAACTAACCGCGCAGAAACATGCACTGCTTGCTGAGAACCAAGAACTCCAAGCACAAGTTGAGCAAGCACCCGTGCCTGCTGAACAACCTGCATTCCTCAAGGATAATGCCCTGCATAACGTCAACGACATCAACGCACTTACCAAGGAAGTTGAGAACCTTAATACGCTCATAGAATGGGCAGATGAAGGGATGGAAAACGAAACTGAGTACGATGACGCTGGTAATGAATACGTGGTTAAAGATGCAGAGAAGACTTACACCAAAGCGGATCTCCGTAGAATCAAAGCGAATGCAAAGAAGATACTTCGCAAAGATGCTCCGGCAAGAGAAGCCTGGATTAAGGAAAGACAAGCATCCGATCAACAAGCAGTTCAAACTTTTGAGTTCCTAAGTGATGGAGAAAGTGAGGACTACAAAATGTTCATGCAGGTAAAAGCAAGTCCGCTTTACAAGCCATTAGTCGAACACCTACCCAACAGCAACTTTGCACTTGGGTTAATGGTGGAAGGATTAAAGTCAGTGAAAGCAAGACAAGCCAATGCAGGTCAACCGAAGAAATTGAAGAAACCAACCGCTCCTGTCGCATCGGCAGAAGCAGGTGCAAGTAAACCAAGGTCTGAGGGAAGTAAACATAAGAAAGCTGTACAGGCCGCTCATGCTAAATTTGAGAAGTCAGGCAACATAGCAGACTACCAACAATATATAAAACTAAAGCGATCAATCGCATAAATTTAAACTTAATAGGAGGATATAAATATGGCTAAGGCAACATCGTACAACACGAGTGGAAACCGTGAAGATTTGACTGATATTATTTCAGTTTTAGAACCAGAAGCGACACCATTCGTTTCATTAATGAAAAAGGGAAAAGCAACCGGGACATTCTTTGAATACCAAGTTGATAAATTAAACTCGCCTGAGTTTGATGGAGTCTCTGAAGGCGAAGATGTGGGCAACTTCAAGAATCAATCTGCTGACCGGGCGCGTATTGGAAATTA